AATGAAAATCTTAAAACAAAAGTAGAGAGGTTCTTAGATGATGGAAATGTACCACATTTACTTCTATATGGCAGAGCTGGCGGTGGAAAGACCACACTTGCTAAAATTATTGTTAATCATGTTGATTGTGATTACCTCTACATTAATGCTTCGGATGAACGAAACATAGATTTAGTCAGAGATAAGCTCAAGACATTTGCTTCTTCCGTTGGTTTTAAACCAATGAAAGTGGTGATATTAGATGAGGCTGATTACTTAAATGTAAACTCTGCTCAACCAGCATTGAGAAACCTTATGGAGACCTTTTCTGCTCATTGTCGGTTCATCTTGACCTGTAATTATGTGGAGAAGATCATCGATCCTATTCAAAGTAGGTGTCAAACCTATAAGATAGTACCACCGAGTAAGAAAGAAGTTGCTCTACACTCCAAGATTATCTTAGAGAAAGAGGGGATATCCTTTGACTTGGATGATCTGGCATTGGTTGTAACCGCTGGATATCCTGATATGAGAAAGGTTATCAATGAACTACAGAGAATGTCCATCGATGGTAAGCTAAGTGTTGACAAAGATGGTATGATTCACAACGAGTTCAAACTTCAATTTCTCGATGCTATCAGAAATAAAGAGAGCTTAGGTACTATTCGTAAAATGGTCGCGGATAGTAATTTCACAGAGTACACCGAACTATACAGACTTCTATACGATGAGGTTGAGAGTTTTGGTGTAGAGAAGATGCCGGAAATAATAGCCGATATATCCAAAGGTTCGTATCAAGATGTATTGGTTGTGGATAAAGAGATAAACTTTATCGCCACGGTATCACAGATTCTTGGGAGAATATAATGAATATGAAACCACAAAAACCAATACCACAACCTAAAGGTCAGCAACAGATTGATCTAAAAAATGCCACTACTATGAGATGTCAAAAATGTGATAATCCAATCTTCATACAAGGTTATGTGATTAAGAAATTATCAGCATTGGTATCACCAACGGGTAAAGAAATCATAGCACCTGTTCAAGTATTTAACTGTGGGAGTTGTGGTGAGATGCTGGACTTAGGTGGGGATATGAATGAACTTATTTAAGAATAAGAAAGGTGAAGTAGTACCCGCTGGTCTTTTTCATTGGATAGATGAACTTTTTGTCGGCAAACGAGATTGGAATAATTTCTCCGATGCCGACAAGAAGACATTCTCACCATTTATGGTAATTCGTTATTTAAGTATGGGTGAAAATTTCTTACCTTTGGTAAATCATATGCAGAACTACTGTATTCAAGACATGCCACATAAAGCTGTCTATCAGTTTTGGTGTGGTGTATTACCTAAGAAGAAAAAATATCTGAAATACATCAAGGGAAAGAAGGATAAGTATAACAAAGAGGTTATTGATTATTTAGTCGATTACTTTGAAGTCAGTAGATTACAAGCATCGGAGTATCGTGATCTGATACCTAAAGAAAATTTAATCCATATGTTAAAAGAGTATGGTAAGAACGATAAAGAAATAAAGAAGTTAATAAAATGATTCAATTAATAATAGCACTTTTATTTTCTACATTGGGAAATATTATCGCATGGTTTCAAATGAATGGTCAGTTTAAATATGAATGGATGAGACAATGGTGGGTTATAGGACTTACTGGAATACCAGTTAGTTATATGTTTTTTTATTCAACAAGATGGTATTATGAGTATTTCAATAACTACTGGTATGTTAGACCAATAGGATTTAGCATAGCTACCATTACATTTGGAACATTAGCTTGGTTAGTGTTAGATGAAATACCTGATACAAAAACAATAATAAGCTTGTTTTTGTCAATTATTATTGTTATATTACAACTGTCAAAATAGGAATGTAATTATGGATATTAAAGAAACAGATTATGAACGAGTAACATCACAATATGCTCCACAGAAACCAACGAATGATAAGGATGTTATTGCTCAGATGGAAGCGGAGTGGCCGTTGATGACCAAAGAATTTAAAAAATTACAAAGAGAACAATACGAGTTGTTTCTACACAAACAACATGATTACGGTCCTGGTAATATATCAGTTGGTACACAACTACAGACACCAGAAGAGGTTAAGTTATCACTTACAGGTCTTTGGTTTCGTATGAACGATAAGTTACAAAGAGTCAAGACCTTACTGATGAACAACAGAGAATCTGCTGTAAAAGATGAACCTCTTGAAGATGCTTACCTTGATGTGAGTAACTATGGTATAATGGCTACGATTGTTAAGAAAGGATTATGGGGTAAGTAATGTACAGATATGATTGTAAAGTAGGTTACTATGAATCAGATACTTTATTTGGTTTGCTATGGGAGATGTTGAAACATAGAACATGGCATCTATTAAGACACGGGAGGTGGATGGATTGAAATCATTATCACATTCACAATTCAGCGCTTACAACGAGTGTAATCTAAAGTGGAAGTTAAGATACATAGATAAGCTCAGTAAGTCAAGTGGTAGCATACATACGATATTCGGTTCTGCTATGCACACCACGATACAGGCTTATCTAACAGAGATGTACGGTACTTCCATCGTGGCTGCTGAGGCTCTGAACTTAGAGGATATGTTGAAGACAGAGATGGTCAAGGAGTTCACAGAGATACGAGAGAAACATAATGTCGATGTGTGTAATCAGAAAGACCTCACGGAGTTCTACGAGGATGGTGTGGCTATCATAGATCACTTTAAGAAACATCGTGGTAAGTATTTTATGAAGAAGAACTATGAGTTGGTTGGTATTGAGCTACCTATTTTTATGAAGTTACAAGAAGGTGTGGAGTTCAGAAGTTATCTTGATGTTGTGATTAGGAATAAGATTAGTGGCGCTATCAAGATAATTGATCTAAAGACTTCCACCCGTAGTTGGACAGACTTCCACAAGAAGAATTTTTATAAAACATCTCAGTTAGTTCTGTACAAACAAAAGTATTCAGAGGCATATGGCATACCATTGGATAAGATAACCGTGGAGTTCTTAATACTAAAGAGAAAGATTGCTAAGAATAGTGACTTCCCTATCAGTAGACTTCAAAGGTTTGAACCTGCTAATGGTAAACCAACTGTAAATAAAGTAGACAAGGCTTTCACAGAGTTCCGTGAACTGATACTTGATTCCAAAGGAGATTATAAAACTGATAGAACTTACAATGCCTCACCAGGTAGGGCTTGTACATTCTGTGAGTTTCTAAACACGGAGCATTGTAAATGGGGAAAGAAACTCTAAGGGTTGCTATAGTTGGTAGTCGGAAGTATGAGAACCGACAGAAGATCAAAAAGTTTATATTCAAGTTAAAGAATGAGAAGGGTGCTGATACAATTATAGTTAGTGGTGGTGCTAAGTATGGCGCTGATAAATACGCTAAGAAATATGCTCTTGAGCTTGGATTACAGTATCAAGAGTTTCCACCACAACATGACACTTGGAATATTTATTGCCCAAAGGATAAGAAGGATTATGATAAACCATATAATGTTAAGAACTTTTTTGCTCGTAATAAAATAATAGCTGCTTATTCACAATACATAGTGGCATTTGTCCCAAGGGGTGTGGAATCCAAAGGTGCTATGTCTACTGTCAATTACGCGAAAAAATTTGGAAAAAAAATACTCGTTATAGATTAAATATATATATTTATATATATATGAAGAAAGACATCAAATTAACATCGGTGAAGATTATAAAAAGTCTTTACGAACATTTTAAAACAAAGACAGTAAACTCACCCATGAATCTACAAAGACTGGTAAACAGATCAATACATCAATATTTAAATGATGCTTCTGTTAGAGAAAGTATAGAAACATATGATAAATTACATACAAGTGGGAGTCAATTTTGAGATCATTATTATATAAGGCATTGGAAAGTTATCTAAAAGGTAATATAGATAAGCATGTTGCAAATGTAAAACTACACGCCGAAGCAGCAGTTGGTGTGGCTGAACACTCTGATCATATCGAAACGATAGACAAGGAGTTGGGAAGGATAGCTGAGTTTGAGGATAGGCTTGAGGTTCTGAGAAAGCATTTTAAAGAAACTAAAGAAGTTTTGTAACAAAGGGTAAACGGTTATATGAAGAAGAAAAAGATATTATTGCTATCTGATGATCTAAGGATGCATAGTGGGATTGCCACGGTATCCAAGGATATCGTGATGGAAACATTAAATGAATATGATTGGGTTCAGATTGCTGGGGCTATTAAACATCCCGATAAGGGAAAGGTGTTTGATATGTCAAGTGGTTTGGAAGAATATGGTGTAAAGGATGGATATTTAAAGGTTTATCCTGTCGATGGTTATGGTGATGAAGCCGTATTAAGAGAGGTTATGAACATAGAAAAACCAGATGCCATACTTCACTACACAGATCCAAGATTTTGGATTTGGTTATACAATATGGAAGCAGAGATCAGAAGGGATATCCCAATATTCTATTACAACATATGGGATGATTTACCAGATCCACAATATAATATAAATTATTATCGTAGTAGTGATTTACTAATGTCAATATCAAAACAAACCTATGGTATTAATAATCGTCTGTTACCTGATTATGAGGATTGGCAAACCACTTATGTGCCACATGGCATTTCACCGAGAAGATTTAATAAGATGCAGGATGATGATAAGGACTTGATTGAATTTAACGAAACATTCGGTTTTACCAATAAGAAATTCAGAGTTCTGTACAGTAATAGAAACATTCGTAGAAAGATGCCAGGTGATGTTGCTCTAGCATTCAAATATTTTGTAGAAGGATTGCCTGAGGAAGAGAGAGATGATTGTGTTCTAATATTTCATTGTGCTCCAAGTGATGGTAATGGAACTGATTTACCGAGATTGTGTAGACATCTGATGCCTGATTGTAATGTTGCTTTTACCTATGAGATTAACAAAGGTCAACCATTTCATGATGCTTTAATGAATAAGTTATTTAACTCTGCTGATGTTTATGTCAATATGGCTAGTAACGAGGGATTTGGATTGGGTAGTGCTGAAGCACTTACAGTTGGTACTCCAATCATTGTAAACATGACTGGTGGATTACAAGACCAATGTGGTATCAGAGATGATGATGGAAATCTATTAACACCGGATGATTATATTGATCTTGGTAGTAATCACAGAGGTAAGTACAAGACTCATGGTGAGTGGGTAAAACCTGTTTATCCAGCGTCAATATCTCTACAAGGTTCACCACCGACACCATATATTTGGGACGATAGATGTAATCCAGAGGATGTGGCTAAAAACCTAAGAGAATTCTACGATATGGGTAGAGAAGAGAGAAAGAGATTAGGTGCTTTAGGTACTGAGTTTTGTAAAGAGAATCAAATGACCTCTGAGGCTATGGGACAGAATTTTATTGATTCTATGAATGTGGCATTTGAAAAATGGAAACCAAGAAAACGATATACTATGGAGAAGGTATGAAGAAACAAATTTTAATGTGTGCGCCATTTAACACCCGTAGTGGATATGGTGATCACGCTAGATCAATATTCTATTCTATAATGGACAGAAAAGATT